ACTGATGAATTTATATCACAACAACCATATTTGGGATCACTCTTTAAGTCACAAAACGCTTCTACATGGGAACCAAGTCAATGGGAAGATTTAAAATTTGTTATTAATAAAGCCGTATTTGAAACTAGTGGAACGTTTGAAGTTTACAGCCCTATATTATCTGAGGGTAACAATCAAGTTGCAAAATTACAACCAAACTCAATTAATATTAATTCTAAGAAAGTTAGACTTGGTATTGGTCAGTCATTGGGTGACACTGTTCTTACATTAGGAAATACAATCAATCAATTATCATTTAGTGATGGTGATAACGATTTCAGTGCTGCATCAAATGCCTCTGGTAATTTTGTTGGTAGTGCTGGTATTGGAACAGGTAATATGGGTATCATCAATGCTGGTTTAGGATATACACCTGCGTCTGGAACATTTGATTTTGTGGGAGTTGGCCTTACTAATATAACTGCTGGTGGTGATTTCATGACCGCAGATATAAGAGTTACTGATGGTGTTGTGGCCATAGCGACTATTAGATCATCTGGTAGTGGATTCCAACAAGGTGATGTTCTTGGTATAGCAACAATTGGAAATAATAATGTTGGTAGGAATGCAAGACTTTCTATTGTTTCTATTGGTAGAACGGATGAATTAATAGTTGATAATGTTCAAGGAGATTTTGCCTTGAATGGAAGATTGACATACACACATCCTATTACAGGTTTAACAACATCATTGAACACAACAGTTGGTGCGTCATCAACTAATGCTAGAATTACCACATTAGAAAAAATTACATCTGTGAGTGATGGTTTACATTTAACTGTTGATCACAAGAATCATGGTATGCATCATGAGCAAAATAGAGTAACAATTTCTGATGTTGAATCTGATGTAATTCCAACAAAACTATCATTACCATATGGTTCTAGTTCTACTTCAACCATATCTGTTGAAAGCACTGATAACTTTACAACATATGAGAATGTTGCTGTTGGAGCAACAAATCCAGGCCTATTACAAATAGGTGATGAGGTAATAAAGTATACTGGTGCTTCTGGTGGATCAATTACAGGCATAACAAGAGGAAATAATGCAAAAGGATATATTAAAGGAACTCCTGTTCGTAAGTATGAATTGGGTGGTTTATCTTTAGCAAGAATTAACAGAACACACTTATTAAGTGAAGTCACTGACACAGATCCTGCTCCAATAACCTTTGATAGTTATACTGTTAAAGTTAATACTGGAGCTTTAACTGCTGCACAAACTGGATTACCGTTTACTGTTCCTGATAGATCAAGTGGTTCAAGTGCTGCAAGTAATCCTAAATTATACTTTAATGATACTAAATCAACTGGTGGATATGACACTCATGCAACGCAAAATATTCCTTTCCAAATTATCTCACCCAACATTGCAAACATAACTGTACCTGGTACTACGATATCTGCTGCTATGAAATCTATATCTGCAGCAAGTCTTAATAATGGTAGTGGTCAAGGAGTTGATGTTCCATTCTTAGATAAAGGAAGTGAAAGTGTAACTTTAAATAAATCAAACTATTTAAATTCAACAAGAATGATTGCATCCAGAATCAATGAAACTAGTAATACAGTTACTCAAAATGCACCTGGTGATAGATCATTTAATATGACACTTACATTAGAAACAAGTAATCCAAATATATCTCCTGTTGTAGATTTACAAAGAATGAGTGCAGTTTTAATTTCTAACAGAGTTGATGCTCCGATTACAAACTATAAACAAGATCCTAGAGTTAATACTCTACTTGATGATCCAACATCATGTCAGTATGTTTCTAGAGAAAATACTCTAGCAAACTCTGCATCATCAATTAAAATATTACTTGATGCACACATTAATGAATACTCTGACATTAGAGCATATTATGCAATTAGTGCTACTCCAAACTTTGATCCAATATTTGAACCATTCCCTGGCTATAAGAACTTGAATGATCAGGGTCAAGTGATTAGTGCTGCTGAAAGTGATGGATTGCCTGATAGGTTTATCCCTAAATCAGATGCAGCAGGATTTAAGAGTAGTGAATTAACATTTAGAGAATATGAATTTAATATGGAAGATCTTCCACCATTCAAATACTATAGAGTTAAGTTTGTTTTAACATCAACAAATCAGACTTATGTTCCTAGAGTTTCTGATTTGAGAGTTATTACTTTAGCATAATGAAGGATTTTATTCCAGTAGAAGGTAACACAGATTTAGTTAGAGATCCACACACTGATCAAATAATTAATACAAATGTAAGTGCCTATCAACAATATATTAATCGTCGTGAAAAACGCAAACGTGAAAAGGAAAAATCTTTAAACGTTGAAGAAGATCTTGCTAATTTAAAAAGTGAACTAAGTGAAATTAAATCTTTACTAAAGGAGTTAGTAAATGGCAACTAAAAAAATTACTTTCGATCCAGAAGCAGGTGCTGCTTATGCAGCAAATTTTTCTATGCTTGGTGGTGCTAATTTTGAAGGTAACTTTGAGGTTGTAGGAACATCAAATACTGCATTTAATCTTGAAGGATATTCTGGATCATCTCAGATGACTAAGAGTGTTTCTATAGGATCAACTGCTTTCCCTGCAGCAACCTTTGCTGTTGGTTTTACAAGTGCTGCTGATGGTAAGATTCGCATATCACTTGGTGGAACACAGACTAAACTCATAGAGGAAGGCAGATATGTATATGATGTTATCGTTAGTTCTGGGAATACGTTCTACAGATTGGTTGATGGTAACATTCTTGTTCAACCTGGCATATCGTCAATCTCCGCACTATAAATATGGATAGAGGTATAGTATAA